TATAATGATGAGCTTGTTGGTGAATTAAAACATCGTCATATGCCCTATCTTCGATGGGCGGAACAGGGTTACATATTGGAAAAATATAAATTTGACAAGCTTCTTGAACATTCAAAATCAAATGGGGCGAAAATATTATACATTAACACGTTTGATGATGAGGATTCAACGCTTGTTTGGTGGAATTTATCAACATTAATAGAAGAGAAATATGATTTCAATTGGCATAATAAGTCAATGAAAAAGACAACATACTTTAGGGATAATTCTCAAGTTGACAAGTTAGTTTGTCTGTTGTCTGATAAAATAGTGCATTATAAAATAAAAAGAAAGGATGCATAATGACTAGAAAAACTGTAAATTACGGATTGGAAATGAAACTGTTTGGTGTACCTGCTGTTGCCATAGTGGAAAACGTATCTATGCCAAGCAAACTGCAAGATAATGATGGGGAAGACTTTTGGACTTCCCATATAATAAATGCATCATTTGAGAATAAAAAATTATATGAATATGATATGGGAACCACCCAGAAACAGTGGGAGAAGAGGCGGAAGTTGATAGAGAAGAATGATGAAAGTAATAGTAGAGTAAAGACTATGCAGGTAAAAGATGAATACCAATTACCCTTCTCTGAAACAGGATACAGAAGTTCCATCTTTGATGTGGGGTATGAGGAAAAGATAACAAAAGCCAATCTTAAAAAATGGCTTGTGGGGAAAGCTCACGCAGAATTAGATGTAGAGCAAGGGTATGACCATCCCATTTTAGGAAAAGCCGTAGCAGTTGGGAAGGAGTTTACAGTAAAGAATACAAAATAATAACTTTTTAAAAAGGAAAAAATATGGAAAAACAATTAGTGAACCTTCTTTTGAAGAAGGACTTTTATGTAAAAAACAAGTCGAAAGTTGAGAGGACTATTTTTACAAACGGGGTGGGCAATTTTTATGATACGATAAAAAAGGCTCATAACAAATATTCAGATATAGATTTGGATATTGATGAAGTTTCTGCGTTGCATATGGATGTGTATAATCCTGCGTTGACACGAGCGGCAAAGACAAATTTTTTAAATTTGATTGATGAAATAAAGAGTGAAAAAATGCCTAATGAAGATGTGGCTGATGACATTCTCGATTCAATGTATAAGCGTAGTCTTGCTCATAAGATTGCAGTTGAAGCAACAAATATCTACAATGGTGGGGATGCAAGTTTCAATACCATTAGGGGATTTATTGATGAAGCTGAAAATCAAGTGGAAGAAGACGGGGATGCTGTTACGGATGATATTGATAAGCTGATAAAGGAAATTGATGCTGATACGCAATATAAGTTTGGTGACATACCAGATTTGCGAAAGCTTGTGAAAGGGGTTGGCAAGGGCAATCTAATGATTGTTTTTGCTCGACCAGAGGCAGGTAAGACTGCCTTTTGGATAAGTTTAGTCGCAAATCGAAATGGTTTTGCATCTCAGAACATTAAAGTTCACGCCTTGGTTAATGAAGAACCTGCAATTCGCACACAGATGAGACTAATCAATTGTTGGACAGGTATGACAAAAGAAGAAATAGCTGTTGATATTGATAAGGCAAAACAAGAATGGAATAAAATAAAATCAAATGTGCGAATAGTGGATACCGTTGATTGGGATTTAGACCAAGTGGATGCATACTGTAAAAAGCATAATCCAGAAATATTGGTCATAGACCAATTGGATAAAGTATCTACGAAAGGTAATTTTGCCAGAACGGATGAAAAACTTCGTGCCATCTATATGGGGGCGAGAGAAATAGCCAAACGCAATGATTGTTGTGTCATTGCCGTCTCTCAAGCGTCTGCCGATGCACACGGACAAACAATGCTGTCTTTTGATATGATGGAAAATTCAAAGACAGGAAAAGCAGCCGAAGCTGATTTGATTATAGGAATTGGTCAGCAGAACATTGTTGATTCAGAAGCTACGCTACGAACTATTTGCGTGTCAAAGAATAAAATAACAGGATGGCACGGAAGAATAGATTGTGTAATTAACCCATTTTTATCGAGGTATGAAGGATGATAACTATACTTGATGTAGAGACAAGTTTTGTTGAAGGGGTAAATGGAAAATCAGACCCATCTCCGTTTAATCCTAAGAATAAATTAGTAAGCGTGGGTATAAATGATGAGTATCTTTTCTTTAACCACGATGAACGGTCAGACAAGGATGCTTGGAAAAAAGTTCAATCCATCTTAGATAGGACTGATTTACTTATTGGTCATAATTTAAAATTTGATTTGTCTTGGATATATGAAGTGGGGTTTTCCTATACAGGAAAAGTCTATGATACGATGATTGGGGAATATGTTCTCAACAGAGGTGTTAGAAAGGCTCTGTCATTAAAGGAATGTTGTATAAGAAGAAACTTAAGTAGAAAATCAGATGCGACAGAAGACTTTATAAAGCAGGGAATATCCTTTGAGATGATACCCCAGAAAATTGTCGAAGAATATGGCCGACAGGACATAACTGTTACCAGAGAATTATATTATTCCCAAGTTGATGATTTTAAGAAACCACAAAATCTAAAACTTATTCCAACAGTTAAAATGATGAACTCCTTTTTGCAAGTTCTAACTAAAATGGAGAGAAATGGAATACAGATTGATTTAGATTCGTTGAATGACGTGGAAATGAAATTTAAGTTGGAATATGATGAATTGCGTGAACGCATTGACACGATGATATGGGAGCGAATGGGGGATACAAAGATAAATCCTGCAAGTCCAGAGCAATTGTCTTGGTTGATTTATGGTGTAAAAGTCACGGATAAAAAGAAATGGGCGGAAGAATTTAATATAGGAATTGACCCCTATACTAAAAAGTCAAAGAAAAGACCCAGATTCACACGTTCCCAATTTACAAGAATGGTTGGACAAATGACAGAATCAATTTATAAAACCCGTTCCCATCAATGCATTACGTGTACAGGTTCTGGAAAAATCCAGAAGATGAAAGTGAATGGAGAGCCGTACAAGAATTTAAGCTCTTGTTATTCCTGTAATGGAAATGGAATTATCTATGAGGAAACAAAATCAAAGGCAGGATTTCAATTGAATCCTACGTTTGTATCGGATGTCGCAGATGGTGGATTTAAGACAGATAGGATGACATTAAATCGAATGACTAATAAGGATAACGCTGAATTGAATGCATTTGTTGAAGCTATTACACGATACAATGCCTTGGAAACTTATCTGCATACTTTTGTTACGGGTATAAAAAATCATTCCAATAACAATGGAAACCTTCATCCTAAATTTATGCAATGTGTCACAGCTACGGGAAGGCTGTCAAGTCGTGACCCTAATTTTCAAAATCAGCCACGGGGAAAAACATTTCCCATACGAAAGGTTGTAAGGTCAAGGTGGCCAGAAGGAAAAATATTGGAAATGGACTTTGCCCAGTTGGAATTTAGAACGGCTGTATTCTTGGCTCAAGATAAGCAAGGCATAAAAGACATACAAAATAAAGTGGACATTCATCAGTTTACTGCTGATACAATAGGGTGTTCACGACAAGATGCAAAATCACATACCTTTAAGCCTCTGTATGGTGGTGTATCGGGTACGGATTCCGAACGAAATTACTACAAGGAATTTTTAAAGAAATATAAGGATATTGCAAAATGGCACGACCAATTACAAAGCGATGCTATTAATTATAAGATAATATCCCTACCATCTGGTCGGGAATACGCCTTTCCCTATGCAAAGAGAATGCCTTGGGGTGCGTCTTCTAATTCAACACAGATAAAGAATTATCCTGTGCAGGGATTCGCCACAGCCGACATTGTTCCATTATCGTGCATTGCCATAGATTCACTAATGGTACAAAATAAAGTTAAAAGCTTGATAATAAATACAATTCACGATTCTGTATTGATTGACGTTCATCCAGATGAAGAGGATTTAATTATTAAGATTGTTAAAGAAGGAGCAGGTAAGGTAATACCAATGATGAAAACCTATTATGAAATAGATTTCAATATCCCCCTTGACACGGAGGTTAAGATGGGGTATAATTGGTTAGAAATGAAAGAGGTGTAAATGAAAGATATACAAAAAGGTATACAATCAGATGATAGAATTTGTTTATTTTATATAGCAGATACATTAAAAGATTTGTCTGAAATAAAATCGGACAAAGAACTGAGAAAAAAAGTAGATGAATTTAAACGAGAGTGCATTTATAATTTAGGTGTAAATGCTTTGCATAACCATAACAACTAGAGAGGAGATATTATGGGTGCTATGAAATGGTTTCTTATGGGAGTTGAAGAATTAATTGACCCAGATAAGACACTTGAAGAAAATGTTACTACGAATATAAATAATAAGGTTGAAGTTCGTGGGGAGAAATTTGGAATTACTAAAGATGACATCGAATATGCATATGGGAGAGTTATGCAGGAAGGAGAACAAGATGGATATTAGTACTATGACAGTTGGAGATTTATTTATGGAAGATAACTATGATTGGGTCAATGATGAGGAAGCAGTAGCTTTTTCACGAATTGAGGAATTGATTCGCAATTTCATTAAAACCAATGGAAAAAAGCCAACAAAGATATATGTTGGAAATGATGAGGAAATTCAAAGTTATTTACTGTGGTTTTCTGCGTCATATGGCTTAAAATCTGAGCCAACAAAAAAAACTACATATTTGGAATAATTTACTTGACAAATTATAAAAAATGTGCTAATGATAATTAACATTTAACCAAGAGGTATATATGACTGAAAATCAAGTTGCAAGTTTTGACCAATTAAATCAAAATCAGATTATGGAAATGATAGGACAAGATGTTGGTCAAACAGGAACGGGATTGCCTAGATTAACAATTAACAGGCAACCAGAGAATGATGAAGGCAATAAATTGCCTGTGGGAACATACGCTGTGTATGATTCTGGAGTAGAATCAATGGTGTATGGTAAACCCGCCACCTTCAGACCATTCTTAAATGCATTTCAATTTATGGAATATGATGCGGAACAAAATAAATTTTCAAAGCGTTCTGTCATCTTTAAGAATTGGAAAGATGACCCGATAGACACCAGTGGTGGTAGCCGTTGTGGTAAAGTTCCTTTCAAGGAAAGGGATAAATTATCCAAAGCTGAACTGGAACATCAAAAAAATATAAAATGCTATCGTCTTGTATATGGAACAGTAAGCATTGATGGTGTTACACCTAACGGAAATAAAGTATCCGTAAAAGATAAGCCTGTCTTGTGGCGTGTCACAGGAAGTAATTTTACTCCTGTAGGAGAATCCATACAAAGTCTTAAAAATAGAAAAAAGCTAATGTTTAATCATACATTATCTTTAGATACAGAAAGACGAAAAGCAGGAAGTAATGTTTTTTACGTTTCAGCTATAAAAGTAAATCAAAAGGAAGTTACTTTTACAAAAGAAAATATGGAATTAATGCAAAAATTCCAAGAGACTATTGCAACAGAAAATGAAGATATCGTATCTTTGTGGAAAGATGCCAATAAATCTAAAAATAATGGCAACGATAAGGCAAGTGCAAAAATAGTGTCTGATGTAGAAGGAAGTCCGTTTGAAGGTGATGACAAGATTTGAGTAGTCAAATATTAGAAAAGGTTCAATCATTCCTCAAGGAAGCGACAGATGATTCTGTCGTTGTCTCTGAGGAATTGATTGAAGAATTTGGAGAGCTATGCAAATCTGCATTGCGAAAACAATTTACGGATAAAAGAGAGAAATCCTTTAGGGCAAGAATGTCTAATGTGGGAAAACCTTTATGCCAATTACAAATGGAAAAAAGTGATACTGAATCAGAAGGTCAGCCATATAATAATAAAATGAGAAATACATTCGGAGATTTAATAGAGGCTTTGGCTGTAACTATCGTTAAAGCGTCTGGAATAAAAGTAAATTCCACTCAAAAATCTGTTTTTTATAAGTTTAAGAATAAAAAAATTTATGGAACATATGATATCGAAATTGATAATAAAATTTATGATATTAAAAGTGCTTCCCCCTACGCCTTTGAACATAAATTTGGAGATGAGGGGGGATTTAAATCTATTGTAGAAGAGGATGCCTTTGGCTATTTATCGCAAGGATATCTCTATAGTGAATCTGAAAATAAGAAGTTTGGTGGTTGGATTGTTATCAACAAAAGTACGGGCGAATGGTTGGTAACAGAAACACCAACGGAGGACGAACAATGGAAAAGCCTTGCTATCAATTTGGCAAAAGATAATCTTACTGCTTTAGATAAGGGTAAACCCTTTAGGCGTTGTTTCAGCGACATTGAGGAAACATTCCGAAAAATCCCGACAGGAAACAGGGTGTTAGGGATAGTTTGCAGTTTCTGTCCTTACAAGTTTCCGTGTTGGGGGGAAAACAAGTTGCAGTATCTCCCTCAACAACAGTCTAAAGGGAAAAACCCTAGATGGGTTTATTATACAGAAGTAAATAATCCCAGAGAAACAAATGAAAATAAGAAGTAGAAAAGCAAAAGGAAGACGATTACAAAATTGGGTTCGAGATGAATTATTATCCCTATTTACTACTTTGTCCGATGATGATATTTATTGTGCCATTATGGGGGAATCTGGTGCTGATGTAAAATTTTCTCCCAAGGCTCAAAAATTACTTCCCTATTCCATTGAGTGTAAAAATAAAGAGACATTCAAGGGAATTTATGATATAATAAAACAAGCACAACACAATGCTAAAAAAAATCAAGTACCTTTAGGTATAATTAAAATGAATAATTTTGAACCATTGGCCATATTGGATGCTAAATTCTTTTTTAATATAGTGGGGGGAAATGAAAGAACTTATTTCTAAGAATGGAATAAATTTATTCATATCTCCTACAGAAAATGGATTTGTCTGTATGGCTATAGAGGATGAATGGATGTATTCAGATGAAGGATATCTTTGTTCAGTCATTGCACGGGGAATGATGAAGATGGCTTGTGATAATCCTCAAGATACATTTGAAATGGGTCTGGATGGATTTGGCGAAGATATAAAAAATAAAAAATCTGTAAGGGAAAATGGAGAGGATAATATACCAAGACCGAAAGGTGCAAAAATAATAGATATTGTGCCTTATTTTAATAAAAGGAAATTAACCAATGGATCATAAAGATTATAAATTAATATGCTGATAACTAAAGAAATATTAAAAGAAGCTGATGAATTGGTAGCAGGAGACCGGCATAAGGATTATGGGGATAAAGTTGAAAACCATAATAATATTGCAAAGTTATGGTCAGCATATTTAGATTTAAAAGTAGAAGCTCACGATGTAGCAGTATTAATGGTACTGTTAAAAATAGCCAGAACAAAACTTGGAGAAATTAGTAAGGATACTTACGTGGATATGTCTGCATATGGAGCCATAGCAGGGGAAATAAAATTTAAAGAACCTAAAAAAGAATCCGAAGGAGAGAGAAGGGGCAGGGAAACATTGGAGTATATTAAAAAAATAAATAAAAAAACACAAGGAGAAAAAGATGGAAGATAATTATATTTTAACAAATAGTGACAGAAATATCATATTAAAATACTTATATACAAAACCCTATCAAGAAGTGGCTCAAGCTATATCTGTATTGGCACAGTTGCCTAAACTAGATTCAAAGATAAATCCAAATTTTTTGAAAGAGGAAAAGAAACCCAGAAATGAAAAAGGCTAACCTATTCTCCCTTCAAATTAGTGTTAGGGAAGATGGTAGGTTAGCCTTTGATTATGATTATATTAAACCAGAGAGGTTTGTAAAAAAATTAGATGATATATATCCTGATTACGAAAATACCCACGTTATTGCATCCGCTATTAGGTATTGTGTAGGCAACGCTGAGTATTTATCTGACGAATTAAGAAAATTATTACGTTCTATTTAAGCTTTAGCCATATGGTCGCTTAGTTCCTTGGCACGATTTGGAGTTTGCTTTGCCCAACGTGAATCAAGCATCTCAACCGATGCTAATTTATAATTACGATTTTGAAGTGCCTTAATCATATTTTTAAATTTTGAAACTCCAGAGAATCCCATTTGATATATCATTTCACATAATACTTCTTTTGCATCATCTGAAATGACACGGAGATTATTTTCTTCGCAAAATCTTTCCATAAATTTCCACGCTGATTGAAAGTCAGAATCAAATAACTTCATCCAACCTTCTTCAGTTGTTGGAACTTCCTCATTTGGCATAATCCTATGCCCAATTCCCCCTGTTAAATACCCAAGTGTATCCGTATACGGCTCTAAACGATATCCCTCGTGAAGTTTAATTCTTTCTTTAAGTGATTCTTTTGACATT